GCAAGGCTGACAAGTATGCTCCGTTCTGGCAAGGAGCTGAAAGTCTTTACCGTCAAAAGCGGCGACTTAAAGAAGTTCACGCAGGAAGCGAAAAAATACGGTGTGCTTTACTGCGTCCTCACGGACAGAAAAAACAAAGACCCAAATGCAGAGGTCGATGTCATCGCCCGTGCCGAGGACGCATCGAAAATCAGCCGTATCGTGGAACGCTTTAATCTTGCTTCGGTGGATACCGCTTCTATTGTGACGGAAGCCGAGAAATCCAAAGATGCAAAGGACGGTCAGCCAGAGCCAGAGATTGGTGTGCAGGAAAAGGCGGAGAAAGATAAGCTGCTTGACGAGCTTATGGGCAAGCCTGTCCAGAAGGAGGAAAACGCCCCAAACCCCTCGGTGGCAAAGACAGAAAAATCCCCTCAGTCCGAGCCTATCTCAGAGCAGCCAAAGAAATTCGCAGAGGGGGCTACTATGACTAAGGAGAAACCTTCTGTCAGAGAGGAACTGCGGAAAATCAAGGAAAGCCGCAAGGAGCAGAAAGCAGAGATTGACACTTCCGCCCTGAACAAAAGCGGAGCTTCCGACAGGGCGAAAAGTGCTAACGGGAAAACGGAGCATAAACAGCCCCAGAGAAAGAAAAAGAAACCAAAATTCAAAGAAACGAGGTAAACAGCTATGAGTATTTACGATGTATTCAGCGGCGGCAACAGACCTTTTGATAAAGAGGAATGGGCTGCCGCAAAGCAGGCACAGCGGAAAGAAGCCTATGAGCTGATTGACAATACCTGCTCTGAAATGATGGCAAGCGGCGACAGCTTCCGTCAGTATCTTGATGTGCAGGGTCGTTTTGACCGTTACTCCGTGGCTAACGCTATTCTGGTGTCAGCACAGATGCCCGAAGCAACGCAGCTTAAAGAGTACAGCAAATGGAAAGCGAGCCGTGTTTATGTGAACAAGGACGCACAGAAAATCATTATCCTTGAGCCGAGCAAGGAATACACCCGTGAGAACGGGACAAAGGGCGTCTCCTACAATGCCAAAGTGGTTTATGACATTTCTGAAACCTCGGCAAAGGACAGGCGGCAGGAACAGGAGCCGAAATCCATGCGAGAGCTTGTGTCAGCTCTGATTGATGCAAGTCCTGTACCCTGTGTTCCTGTTGATGAGCTTGAACTGCCTGCCTATTATGACACCTCTCAGCAGACCATTTTTGTCAAGAAAGGGCTTTCCGAGGAAGTGCTGTTCGTGAGTGTGGCAAAAGAAGTGTCGGCGGCGGTCTATGATTTTAAGTACAACGAGAGCCGTGATGCTTCCGACTTCAAATCTTTCTGCGTTGCCTATATGGTAAGCTCCCGTTACGGTGTGGATACCAGAGGTTTTGACTTTTCCAGACTTCCCAGAGAGTATGCGGAAATGGATACGCAGGCGTTCAAAGGAGAGCTTGGCACGATGCGTGATGTTCTGGGCGAAATCCAGAGCGATATGTATAAGAGTATGGAGAAGAACAAGCCTGCAAAGAACAAAGAGCAGGAACGCTAATCGGAGGTGCAGACTATGAGAGAGGAACGATATCATATCGCACTTGATAAGTACGATAAGAACATCGTCATCAACGCCTTAAACACCCTGCGTACAAGGCAGTTACAGGAGGAACGCCCCACCGAGCCTGTTGACGAGCTGATAAGTAAGGTGGCACATGCTCCGACAAAAAAGGTTAAGGTCGTGCATTGCAGGTGTAATGAGGAACGATGACCAGAAAACGAGCCTAATCCTTACTGTTTGCGGCATACTTCCTGTTGTATGGCTTGCCCTGCTGACAGCACCCTATGTCAGCGGCGGTCTTGTAGAGATTATCCGAGGTATGCCCGTGGCGATGGGCAATCCGCTTGAAATAACGATGTGTGAGGACAGCGTAAAGACTGTCCTTATTTTTTTGCTTGCCTACGCTATGGGCATCGGCGTTTATTTCTCTACACGCAGGAATTACCGCAGGCGTGAGGAACACGGCTCTGCGAAATGGGGCAACGCAGGTGCTTTGAATAAGAAGTACCGAGATAAAGACCCGTCAGCCAATAAGCTCTTGACCCAGAATGTCCGTATCGGATTGGACGGGAAAAAGCACCGCAGGAATCTGAATATTTTAGTCTGCGGCGGCTCTGGTGCGGGTAAAACGAGGTTTTTCTGCAAGCCAAATGCTATGCAGTGCAACACATCTTTTGTAATACTCGACCCAAAGGGCGAAATCGTCCGTGACATCGGCGGTCTGTTGGAAAAGAAAGGCTATGAGGTGCGTGTGCTTGACCTTATCAATATGCACCGCAGCCATTGTTACAATCCTTTTGTCTATCTGCGGAACGATAACGATGTTCAGAGGTTGGTAACAAACTTGTTTAAGGCGACCACGCCGAAAGGCTCACAGTCGCAAGACCCATTCTGGGATACGGCGGCAAGTATGCTGCTTCTGGCTCTGGTGTTCTATCTGAAATATGAAGCACCGTCAGACGAGCAGAATTTCCCGATGGTTATGGAGCTGCTCCGTGCAGGCGAAGTCCGAGAGGACGATGACAGCTATGTAAGCCCTCTGGACGAGCTGTTTGACCGTCTGGAAATGGTAAACCCAGAGCATATCGCCCTCAAGTATTACAGGGATTACCACTCTGGTAGTGCAAAGACCTTAAAGAGTATCCAGATAACCCTTGCCGCAAGGCTTGAAAAATTCAATCTGGAGAGCCTTGCAGGGCTTACCGCCACCGATGAGCTTGACCTGCCAAGTCTGGGAGAAAAGAAGGTCGCTCTGTTCGCTCTGATACCAGACAACGACACGAGCTTTAATTTCCTTGTCAGTATCCTTTATACCCAGCTCTTTCAGCAGCTTTTTTATCTTGCAGACCACAAGTACGGCGGAAGCCTGCCTGTGCATTGCCATTTTATAATGGACGAATTTGCGAATGTTTCATTGCCTGATGACTTTGATAAAATCCTGTCTGTTATGCGTTCCAGAGGGGTATCGGTATCCATTATCCTGCAAAATCTGGCACAGCTCAAAGCCCTTTTTGAAAAGCAATGGGAAAGCATTGTCGGCAACTGCGATGAGTTTCTGTATTTGGGCGGCAACGAGCAAAGCACCCACAAATATGTGTCAGAACTTTTGGGCAAGGAAACCATTGATACCAACACCTACGGGAAAAGCTCTGGGCGGAGTGGTAACTATTCAACAAATTATCAGATTTCGGGGCGTGAGCTGATGACCCCAGACGAAGTGCGTATGCTTGATAACCGATACGCACTTCTTTTTGTGCGTGGAGAACGCCCCGTTATGGACTTCAAGTATGACATCTTGAAGCACCCGAATGTGAAGCTGACGGCTGACGGAGGGCAACCGCCGTATATCCACGGAGAGCCTACGCAGGCTGTCGCAACCCTTGTGTTTGACGGTGATATTCCAGATAACGCCGTGAGCGTGAAAGCTGTCAGCACTTCCTATGAGCTTCTGTCCGATGAGGACTTGGAAGAAATATTCAATTTATAAGGAGGATTTACCCTATGAAACTTTTTAAGAAGAACGAGAACAAGAAAACCACAAAGCTGCCGATGACTGGAAAGGTTAAGAAAGGCTTCCGCTATTACTGTATGGCTGTTATGGCAATGACCTTTGTGCTTGGTACTTCCGTAACCGCCTTTGCTGCCAATGACCCTATTCAGGTAGTCAACAATCTGTCCGATTTCATTTTCGGTCTGGTGAGGGCTGTCGGTATGATTATGCTCGGCTTTGGTATCGTGCAGATTGGTCTTTCCCTCAAATCCCACGACCCGTCCCAGAGAGCTAACGGATTTTTGACCCTTGCAGGCGGCGTTGTCATTACCTTCGCAAAGGAAATCTTGACTCTTATCACAGGCTAAGATAACAGACTGACACAAAAAGATAACGGGAGCAGATCCGCCGAGTGCGGAACTGCTCCCGTTATCTAATATCATCAAGGAGGTGGTCAAATGTCTGATAACTGGGTGGTACAGAATTTAGAGAACGCCCTAAACACTTGGAATGAGAAATTAGCCGAGATATGGCAGCTCATTACCCAATCCCCAGAGAACTTTAAGGGCGGCACGATATGGAATGTCATCGTGGATATTCACGGTGCGGTGCAGGCTATCGGACTTGCCCTGCTCGTGCTGTTCTTTGTTGTGGGTGTGATGCGTACCTGCGGAAATTTTGCAGAAGTCAAGCGACCAGAGCAGGCTTTGAAGCTGTTTATCCGCTTTGCCATTGCCAAAGGTGCAGTGACCTACGGATTAGAACTGATGATGGCACTGTTTAAGATTGTGCAGGGTATGATTTCCACGATTATGAATGCCGCAGGATTTGGCTCGGCACAGCAGACGGTGTTGCCGCAGGAAATCGTGACAGCCGTTGAAGACTGCGGATTTTTTGAGAGTATCCCGCTATGGGCGGTCACGCTGATAGGCGGACTGTTTATTACGGTGCTGTCATTCATAATGATTATGTCGGTATATGGCAGGTTTTTCAAGCTGTATATCTATACTGCCATAGCACCCGTACCCCTTTCCACTTTTGCTGGAGAGCCGAGCCAAAGCGTCGGCAAGAGCTTCATTAAGAGCTATGCCGCTGTATGCCTTGAAGGTGCGGTTATCGTGCTTGCCTGCATTATCTTTTCCCTATTTGCTTCTTCTCCGCCTGTGGTCAATCCCGATGCGGCGGCGGTTACAATGGTATGGAGCTATATCGGGGAGCTTGTGTTCAATATGCTCGTCCTTGTCGGTGCGGTCAAAATGGCAGACCGTGTTGTAAGAGAAATGATGGGCTTGTAAGGGAGGTGCTATGATTGGAAGTCAAGATAAATAAGGAAATCCGTAATTATACGGAGAGTATGTTTTTTGGACTGTCCCTCAGACAGTTCATTTTTTCTGTCCTTGCCTGCGGCGTGGCGGTGGGTTTGTATTTTCTTCTCCGTCCACGGTTTGGTACGGAAACCCTCAGTTGGGTTTGTATCTTAGGTGCGTTCCCCTTTGCGGCAATGGGATTTATCAAATACAACGGTATGACCGCAGAGCAGTTTGTCTGGGCGTGGATTAAATCGGAATTTCTGATGCCGAAAAAGCTGATGTTCCTGCCAGATAATCTCTATTACGAAACGATGAAGCCGACCATTGAAGCCCATGAAAAAGGGTTGCCGACAGTACGGAAAAAACAGAAAGGCAGGACACCGAAACCAAAGAAAACGAAAAAGAAAAAAGCGAAACGCAGCAAGGAGGTAAACAATGCTGAGAACTCTTAAAAATCTGTTCAAGCAGGACAGGGAAAAGTTTGTTGTGCCGAAGTCGGTACAGAATGTTATCCCGATTAAGACAATCTGGGATGACGGCATATTCCTTGTCGGCAGGAACAAGTACGCAAAGACCTTTAAATTTGAGGATATAAACTATGCCGTGGCAAGCCGTGAGGATAAGGAAGCAATGTTCCTTGAATACTCGGAGCTTCTTAATTCCCTTGACAGCGGTGCGACCACGAAAATCACTATCAACAACCGTCGCTTGAACAAAGCTGATTTTGAACAGACTATTTTAATCCCAATGGCTGATGACGGTCTGGATAAGTACCGCAAGGAATACAACAAAATGCTTCTGGATAAGGCGACAGGGGCTAATTCCATCGTACAGGATAAGTATGTAACCGTATCTGTCTGCAAGAAGAATATCGAGGAAGCCCGAAACTACTTCGCCCGTGTGGGTGCTGACCTTATCGCCCACTTTAACCGTCTGGGGTCGAAGTGTGTGGAACTGGACGCAGGCGACAAGCTGCGTATCTTCCACGACTTCTACCGTACAGGAGAAGAAACAGCGTTCCACTTCGATATTACCCAGACGATGCGGAAAGGTCACGATTTCAAGGATTTTATCTGCCCTGATACCTTTGAATTTGAGAGCGACTGCTTCAGAATGGGTGACAGATATGGGCGTGTAATTTTTCTCAGAGAGTATGCGGCATATATCAAGGACAGTATGGTTGCGGAGCTTTGTGAGCTGAACAGGAATATGATGCTGTCCGTTGATATTATCCCCGTTCCCACAGATGAAGCCGTGCGGGAGGTGGAAAACCGTCTGCTTGGTGTGGAAACCAATATCACGAATTGGCAGAGGAAGCAGAACCAGAACAACAATTTTTCTGCCGTTATCCCCTATGATTTGGAACAGCAGCGAAAAGAAAGCAAGGAATTTCTGGACGATTTAACGACCCGTGACCAGAGAATGATGTTTGCCGTGCTGACGATGGTGCATACGGCAGATTCCAAAGAGCAGCTCGACAATGATACAGAAGCTCTCTTGACTACTGCAAGAAAGCACTTGTGCCAGTTTGCGGTGCTGAAATATCAGCAGATGGACGGATTGAATACAGCCCTGCCATTTGGTGTACGGAAGATAGATGCCCTGCGTACCCTCACAACAGAGAGCCTTGCAGTGTTTATCCCGTTCCGTGTGCAGGAAATCTACCATGAAAACGGTGTGTATTACGGTCAGAATGTTATCAGCAAAAATATGATTATCGCCAACCGCAGGCAGCTCCTTAACGGCAATTCCTTTATTCTCGGTGTGTCGGGTGCAGGAAAATCCTTTACCGCAAAGGAAGAAATGACGAATATCATTCTGACCGACCCCAACGCTGATATTATCATCATTGACCCAGAGCGTGAGTATTCCCCGCTTGTGAAAGCAATGAAAGGAGAAGTCATTCATATCTCTGCGACAAGTGAAAATCACATCAATGCTATGGATATGAACTCCGATTATGGTGACGGTGCAAACCCTGTCATTCTGAAATCGGAGTTTATTTTATCCCTTTGCGAACAGCTCATCGGCGGCACGAACTTGGGAGCAAAGCAGAAATCCATCATTGACCGCTGTACGGCAAGCGTGTACCGCTATTATCAGCAGGGCAACTATATGGGAACGCCGCCCACCTTGCAGGACTTCCGTGAGGAACTGTTAAAACAGAATGAGCCAGAAGCACAGGAAATCGCCCTTGCGATTGAGCTGTTTACGGACGGGTCGCTCAACACCTTTGCAAAGCACACGAATGTTGATACCCACAGCCGTCTTATCTGCTATGACATTCTGGATTTGGGCAAGCAGTTACAGCCTATCGGTATGCTTGTCGTGCTTGACAGTATCTTAAACCGTATCACACAGAACAGAGCCAAAGGCAGAAACACCTTTATTTTCATTGATGAAATCTATCTGCTCTTTCAGCATGAATACTCTGCAAACTTCCTCTTTACCCTCTGGAAGCGTGTGCGTAAATACGGTGCGTACTGTACAGGTATTACGCAGAATGTGGACGACCTTTTGCAGAGCCATACGGCAAGGACGATGCTTGCTAACAGCGAATTTATCATTATGCTTAACCAAGCATCTACGGACAGACTTGAGCTTGCCAAGCTCCTTAATATCTCCGACCTTCAGATGGGCTATATCACGAATGTCGGTGCAGGACAGGGATTACTCAAAGTTGGCAGCTCTCTTGTACCATTTGTAAACAAGTTCCCACGCAATACCGAGCTTTACAAGTTGATGACGACCAAGTTCGGTGAGGTCTAAGAAAGGAGGTTTTTTATGGCTGATATTAAATTCCGTGATACGGCTCATCGTGATTTCTTTCTGGAAAATATGATGAAATGCAGAGTGAACGACTGTTATCACAGGGCGTTTTTCTATGTGATGGGTATCACTTCGGAAACGAGGGCGAACATCAACCAGATGTTCAATTTCAAGGAGGACTGCATCGAGCCAGAGGGTATGCACGGCGGCTGGCAGACAAGTGGAACAGTCAAGGTCTGCCATCTTGCTTTTAACCTTTGGAACGGGTATGCAGAGGAAGGGCGGGAACGGTATTTCACGCCAGAGGAGTTGTTCTGCTGTGAGTTTGCTCCCTACTTTATGGAGGGTATCAAGGTCAGATACCCCGAATATTGCAGGGAGCTTCCTGCTCCCAGAAAACAGACGGAAATTTCAAGATAAGAAAGGAAAAGCCTATGAAGAATTATAAATCTATTATCTGTGTTGTAGCCGCCGTGTGCCTGTTAGGTACGGCGGCTTTTTGCGGCTTCCGCATTTATCATTACTATGCAGAGGTGGACGAGCAGACGGAAGCCTTTGAGGAGATTGCCGAAATGGTAGAGCAGGCTCCCACGGAGGAAACCGTGCCAGACGATACCCCCATTAGCGAGGGAGACGATGTGCTTGCCAAGTATCAGGAATTGTATTTACAGAATGAGGATATGGTCGGTTGGATTTCCATTGCCGGCACGACAATCAATTATCCTGTGATGCAGAGTGGGAACAATCCGAATTTTTATCTGAAGCATAATTTTGAAAAAGAGTACAGTGACTTAGGTACGCCTTATGTGCAGGAGAATTGTGATATTGCCGAAAGTGACAATCTGGTTATCTACGGTCATCACATCAAGGGTGGCAAGATGTTTGGGGCGTTGGAGGATTACAAGTCCAAGAGCTTCTATGAGGAACACAAGACTATTCAGTTTGATACCCTCACAGAGCAGGCAGAGTATGAAATCGTCGCTGTATTTAAGACTGTGGCGTACAGCTCTGAGGGCTTCCGATACTACGACTTTGTTGATGCGGAGAATGAGGAAGAATTTAATTCCTATGTCGGGAAGTGCAAGGAGCTTGCTTTGTATGATACAGGTGTGACCGCTGAATACGGCGACAGGCTCATTACCCTTTCCACCTGCGAATACTCCGCACAGAACGGCAGGCTCGTTGTAGTGGCAAAAAAGGTCGGCTGATTTGAACGCAAATCCTCTGGGAAAGGAGGTTTTCTATGGCTGATATTAAAACCAGAGATGCGGTTAAAGGCACGATAAAGACCATAGATAAAGCCGCCATAGCCAGTGAGCGTATGAAGTCTGCCTATGTGGGGATAAAGGAAAAAGCGGAACAGGGATATTACGCTGATGAAAACTATGCCACAGAATATGCTGCGGATAGGATTTCTTATGCGGCAGACCGTGTAAAAGACGAAGGTATCCACCAGTTCAATAAGCAGGGGCAAAAGGCAGTCAAGACAACGCAGGAGAATATCAGTAAGGCAAAAGATAAAATAACCGATTTCAAGCAAAGTCGGGCTGTCAAAGCCGCAGAACAGAAAGCTGCACAGAATATGTCAGAACAACACGGCTTGCAGATCCGTCACGGGGTTGCAAGCCGTTCTTCTGCCACCGATGTTTCCCAGACAGCAAAATCGCAGTTGATAAAGACCCGACAGCAGGGGCAAAAAATGATTAAGACCACAGCCCGAAATGCAGAAAAAGCGGTGAAAGCAACTGCTAAGGGAACGGTCAAGACAACCGAAAAGGGAATTAAAACCGCACAGGCAACTTCTAAGGCGGCAATCAAAACGACAGAAACCTCGGTAAAAACAGCACAAGCAGCGGCAAAGGCTTCTGTGAAAACTGCTCAAAAGGCAGCACAGGCGGCAAAAGCCACCGCAAAGGCAACCGCCGAAGCAACGAAAGCTACGGTCAGAGCCACCATAGCTGCGGTCAAGGCGATTATTGCAGGAACAAAAGCTCTGATTTCCGCTTTAATTGCAGGTGGTTGGATTGCAGTTGTGATTATTCTCATTGTTGTCCTGCTCGGCTGTGCTGTTTCCCTGTTTGGCGGCGGAAGCGGAAGTAACGCCTATACCCCTGTCAGTGCGGAGGTGGAAGCCTATGAGCCTTTGATACAGAAATATGCCAAACAATACGGCATTCCCGAATATGTGGAGCTTATCAAGGCGGTTATGATGCAGGAGTCTGGCGGGCGTGGACTTGACCCGATGCAGGCGGCGGAGGGCAGCTTTAATACAAGATATCCCCACGAGCCGAATGGCATTAAAGACCCAGAATATTCCATCCAGTGCGGCGTACAGGAGCTGAAAGCCGCACTTATCTCTGCCGAGGTGGAAAACCCGATTGACATGGAGCATATTAAACTTGCCTTGCAAGGTTACAATTTCGGTAATGGCTATATCTCGTGGGCTAAGACCAACTATGGCGGCTATTCCTATGCCAATGCGGTGGAGTTTTCCACCATGCAGGCGGCACGGTTAGGTTGGGACAGCTATGGCGACACGCAGTATCCCGCCCATGTGCTGCGGTATTATCCATACGGGCGGGCGTTCACAAGCGGCGGTAACCAGGCGATTGTGGAGGTCGCTTTGACACAGCTCGGAAATGAGGGCGGTCAGCCTTATTGGAGTTGGTATGGCTTTGAGGGGCGTGTGGAATGGTGTGCCTGCTTTGTATCTTGGTGTGCCGACCAATGTGGCTATATCGAAAGCGGGATTATCCCAAAATTCGCAGGCTGCGTGGATGGTGCAAATTGGTTTAAGGGTAACGGGCAATGGCAAGACCGAAACTACGAGCCGCAGGCAGGCAATATTATTTTCTTTGATTGGGAAGGCGACGGAGAAACCGACCATGTAGGCATTGTGGAGAAATGCGAAAACGGTGTTGTTTACACCGTGGAGGGTAATTCTGGCGATGCTTGCAGACAAAATCAATATACGGTTGGAAGCAGCTCCATCTATGGCTACGGCGTTCCTGCTTATTAAAAATGGGCAAAAGAAAAACCAGAGGTTTATTCCTCTGGCTCTTTTGCCTTACATAGCCCGTTTACCGTTGCTTCGATTACCGATAGCTCTCTATCATCTAAAATGTCGAGCTGTGCGTCTAAGTGTCTGCGGACGGAACTCTTTTTGACTTCTTTTTGGGGGAATATGTACTCGTCAACCGATATATTAAACATCGTCACGAGCTGAATGAACAGCTCCAGACTTGGATATTGCCCCTCATTTTCGATTGCCTGCAAATGTCGAGGGTCGTAATCAACGATGCGTGCAAGCTGCTCTCTGGTCATACCCTGAGATGTTCTCGCTTTCTTAATTGCCTGTCCTATCGGCGTAAAATCGAAGTCAAAGTCGTTGTTTCTTGCGTCCATAAGCTCACCACCTATCCTCTGAAAATCTTACTCTTATATTTTACAGAGATGAAGCTTCTGATTGAACGCTGTGAAATCTCTTGTAATGGGATATATAATCTCTACTAACAGGCTATTAAAATTCATATTTGCACAGTTGATATTGTTCGTTCAAACGGATATAATATATACAGTGTGTTGAGGAGGTCGAAGATGTTTGAATATATGACGGCACAGGAAGCTGCAGAGCTTTGGAGTATATCAGTGCGGCGAGTACAAAGACTTTGCAAGGAAAATCGAATTGAAGGTGTATTAAATGTCAATCGCGTATGGTTGATTCCTAAAAATGCAAAAAAACCATTCGATAAAAGAAAAAAATTAAGTACATAACAATAAAAGGAGGAGAACTACTATTAAGATATTAGTTATTGAAGATGATAAGGATATTAACAATATGATTGCAGAATATTTAAAAGAAAAATCATGTGATGTTGTCCAAGCGTTTTCTGGAAATGCAGGAAAAAGTGAATTTTATAAGAATACCTTTAACTTGGTTATCATGGATTTGATGTTGCCAGAAATAGCGGGAGAACAGCTTATTAAAGAAATTCGATTAAGTTCAGCAACACCAATTATTGTTTTGACTGCTAAAGGTAGTACTGATAGTAAAGTGCAAGTTTTAGATTGCGGTGCAGATGATTATTTGACTAAGCCGTTTGACTTAAATGAATTGTGGTCACGAATTGGAGTGCAGATGCGTCACGTTGGAAAGCTTTTTCAATTTGAAAAGTTGAACTTTAGAGAATGGACACTTGATTTAACATCACATATCTTTACAGCTAATGGAAGAAATATCGAATTAACGGCTCATGAATTTGGGATTATTGAGTTACTGATGAAAAATCCCCAGAAGGCATATACAAAGCAAGAGATATTCTTTGCGGTATGGGGAGAACAATATTATATTGATGATAAGGCTATTAACGTACATATAAGTCACATTCGATCTAAACTTCATGGAACAGGGACGGAAAAATATATTCAAACTGTTTGGGGGATTGGCTTTAAGTTGAATTCTAAATCTTAAATATTTCTTAACCTTTTTTTGGTACTTAATCAAATGATTTATGCGATGATAGGTACATCATATACAGAAAGGTAGGAATTTTTATGGATGCAATAAAAACACAAAATCTTTATAAAAAATATAATGGAAAAAATGTTGTTGATGATTTGACAATCTCTGTTCCCCAAAATAGTATTTATGGTTTTATTGGAAAAAATGGTGCTGGTAAGTCTACAACATTAAAAATGTTAAGTGGGCTTGTAAATCCATCAGGAGGAGAAATTTATCTTTTTGGAGAAAGTATTGATGATGAATTGGTACGTCATAGAGTTGGAGTTTTAATTGAATCGGCAGGAATATATCCGACATATTCCGCATTTGAGAATATGATGTTGAAAGCTTATTGTTTCGGCGTTGTGGATGCAAAAAAGATTTGCATGGACTATCTTGAACTGGTGGGGTTGCTTGATGAAAGAGAAAAAAAGGTTAAGCAATTTTCTATGGGAATGAAACAGCGTCTTGGCATCGCTATGGCGTTAGTAGGAAATCCAGACCTTCTGTTATTAGATGAGCCAACAAATGGGCTTGACCCAGAAGGGATGATGCAGATACGAGAAACTCTATTGCGTCTGAACAGGGAACGAGGAATAACGATGCTTGTCAGTTCGCATATTTTAGGAGAGCTGAGCAAAATATCTACACACTATGGAATTATTAAAAAAGGGAAATTGATTTTAGAAGCAAGTGCAGATATGATTAGGGAAAATTGTCAAGATTATTTGAAGATTATTGTAAACGATGTTCGACAAGCCGCCGTAATATTAGAGCAAGAGTTGAAAATAACAAAGTATGAAATATATCCCCAATGTGAGTTGAGAGTATTTGATAAAACTGATACAGATGTAATCAATCAAACTTTATTACAAAGAGGCATTAAGATTAAAGAATTATATCGGCATCATCAAGATTTAGATGATTATTTTATTGAACTGATGGGAGGTACAGAAAATGTTTGAAATATTCCGTATGGATATTAGAAGAATGTATAAAGATAAAAAATTTTATTCGATTTTGACATTCATTTTTGTTGCGGTGCTTTTGTTTAGGCTTATTTGCGCCCCTTCTGCTGTTCCTTTTTTGAATATGCTTACAGGGGATGTGGAAAGTAATCTAAGTAGTATAGGAGAACTGGCAAGAATGCCACAACTAGAGTTTCTTCAGACAATTATGCATAGTGGCTTTTTATCTTTATTGTGTTGCGTTTATATGGGATTATTTGTTTGTGCAGATTTTGAATGTGGTTTTTATAAGCATATTTTTTCAATACACGCAAAAGAATCTCATTATATTATGTCAAAACTGATGCTTTCTGCAATATTGTCGTTAATAGTTTGTTTAACAGCAGGATTTAGTGCAATTATTATAAGTTATATACCTGCTTTCAAATTGCCACCGTCATCAATGATGGATGCTATTGTGTTATTAGTCCAAGAGTGGAGTATTATGACAGGGTTTGGTATGCTGATGTTATTTTTTAGCGTAGTAATAAAGAATAAAGCAATTATAGGTATTGGTATTATTGCAGGGGGAGGATTACTAGTATTTATTGTTTCTATGTTTGCAAATTTTATCAATCGTCCCGAAATTGAAACTGGTATATTAAAATATTCTTTGTTTGGTGCAGAGAATAATTGCATAACTATGTATAATGCAGAATCATTTTGGAGAACCTTGGGTGTTTCTTTTGTGTGGATTGTGATTTACACAATTTTAAGCAAGTTGGTATTGAAAAGAAAATTTTAGTTTGTAGTAGGAGGTCATATCAAGATGAAACTGCTAGTCATTATTTTGAGTTTGACCATTGTGGTATTATTTTTGCAATTACTTAGATATAAAAATCAAATGCGAAAAATAGCAGATATTCTTGAGAAAACACCTGTATGGAGCAATCAAAGAATGTATAGTGAATTGCAAACAAAAACGTGTATTCGTCTTTGTAATGCCATAAATAAAAGGTTAGAAGAAGCAAAACTGAATCAGATTAGTGCGGAAGAAGCACAAAAAGAATTAAAATATTTGATGGCAAGTATTTCCCATGATATTCGCACTCCACTAACAAGCTCAATAGGATATTTGCAATTAACAAAAAGTGATATTAGTAATTCTAAAAAACAAAAGTACCTTGATATTATTGAAAAAAAATTATTTGATTTGAGTGGTATGCTGGATAATTTATTTTTCTACTCAAAACTTACAAATGAAACTATAACATTTGAACTTGATAAAATTGATATATGTCAAATAATTTGTGAGATTTTACTTGAATTTGAGTTGCAATTAGACAATCTGGGAATTATTCCAGAAATAGAATTTTCGCAAAAAACATATTTTGTTATTGCAGAGAAGGAAGCCGCAAAACGAGTATGCAGAAATTTAATTGAAAATGCACTATTATACGGAAAGGGTGACCTTAAAGTTGCTCAAAATAATAATGAGTTATCTTTTTCAAACCATATAGATGAATCCATAGCTATTGATACCAATATGATATTCAGGCGTTTTTATCGTAGTGACATTGCTCGCAATTCAGCACATTCTGGATTAGGGCTTGCAATAGTGGAACAATTAGTCACACAAATGAGAGGAACTATTGAAGCAAAGATACTAAACAACTATTTAACGATAACAATACAGTGGAAAGAAGAGAATGGAAGTGACTAAAATGGTGGATGGAATATGGATAAGATGTCCATTTTGTGGGAACAAGACCCGTGATAGACTTAGAGAGGATACAGTTCTGATAAACTATCCTCTCTACTGTCCGAAGTGCAAGCAGGAAACTCTAATTAAAGCAGAAAATTTACAAATAACAGTCATCACAGAGCCAGACGCACGGACGCAGAGCCGATGAACTTGTGAGGAAACTCACAGATCATCGGCTCTTTCTTTAGCAATAAATTAGGCAGCACAGCCCACCAAATAAAAAAACGGTGCTTTGGTGGGCAGTATAAACACGCCCAGATGAAAATTTAACTTCCCTCTGAACCCGTTTTCGAGTTTGGAGGGATTTTTATGCGATGGTCGAATATGACCGCAATGCTGCTCATCAGAAGCAGCTACTATTTACGGAGTGTCACAGTGGAGTGAAGATTACCTTTTAGAAAAAATCATCACTCACTCGTGGCACTCTTACATTTTACAAGTAGAGATTACATCTCTTAAATATAGAAATATTTATGCTTATTGCCGTAGAGGTCTTAGTACCTTTGCGGCTTTTTGCTTTTCTGTCGGTTGCCGTTCACCGCCTGCCAATCTGGATTTTTCAAAAATTCGGATTGGAGGAAACGATATGGCATACAACAAAGCCAAAGAAGAAAAGAAATGGCGGCTCTGGAAAGAAGCTGAGGAAAGGCAGTTGCGGAACTTAGGCGTTACTGAGGACGATATAGAACAGCTCCGTATTCACGATTGGGCGATTTTTAATTCAGACAGACGGTATTATCAGCGAGTGCAGGAAACAGGTACATATCTTGACGAGCTTGCCGAAGATACTACACAGCCCGAAGTCAAAACGGTTGAGGATTTTCTGGACAGCATCGAAAATCAGCACCTTTATCAAGTTTTGATTAAGGTGGACAGGCTTACATTGCAGATTGCTTTGATGAAGGTACAAGGATATTCAACCCGTGAAATTGCGGTGTATCTGGATATTACTGAAAAAGCTGTTTACAGAAGAATGGATAGGCTCAAAGAAAAATTAAAAAAGTTTTTTGAGTAGAGGGGAAAATTGAATATTCCCACGGGCTACAGGGTGAGAGGACAAAAACCTCTTACCCTGTTTTCCTTTGTGTGGCGAAAACGGGATAGCTCCTTGACAACCGAATACCCATTCGCCAAATACTTTCTCTTTGTGATTGTGATGAGCATAAGCGTGTGCAGCGGTACGCCACGACCTGTCAAAAGGCAGCGAGCGATTGAAAGGTGGTGAGCCTATCTTTACCGACTCAAAATATCGGGCAGCTCCCGATTTCGCCATAATCCACAAAGAGGATAATGATACTCCCGTCTAGTCACAGTCCGAGCGTGAAAAAACCGTCGCAGGCAATGAGGGCGGCTCTGTCAGAACGACAGTTGGGGTGGAACTCCCGTGGCGTCAGTTCGCTGCTGACCGTTTGGTGACTTCCCATAGCATTTCGGGGTGTCGAGGACAAATTGAAATGCTCCTATCATATTCAGCCAGACGAAAGGCGGTCACAAGAACAGAGATTTTGTTAATCTTCTCCAGACCATAAATACTTCCTTTTGTTTGGCTGCCTACATAGGCAGAACATACCTGCCTAAATAAAATTGGGAGGTCAAACATAATGGAAAGAAAATTCAAGCGTGGAGATATTTACTACGCAAACTTAAATCCCGTTATCGGCTCGGAGCAAGGCGGAACAAGACCTGTACTTATCATTTCAAACGATGTCGGTAATAAGCACAGTCCTACGGTCATTGTCGCACCCATCACAAGCCGAATACACACCAAAGCAAAATTGCCGACGCACACTTTAATCAATGATTTTGAAGGTTTGGATAAGAACTCAATCATTTTGCTTGAACAGGTAAGAACGATTGATAAGCAGCGACTAAGGCAGTATTTGGGAATGATACCAGACGATATAGTGGCAAGGGTTGATAAGGCTCTTGCCATTAGTGTTGCATTGGAGAAAATGAAGGCAACAGATGTGTAAAAGGGACGAGAACGATAAATTTGCACATTGGTAAAAATGCGGCTGTATTTCTATAATTTAGAGTACAGCCGCTTGTTTTATAGCGGAGGTACTCATTATGGGAAATGAAAACTATATCCAAAATCCAGAATTGCAAAATGAACAGATGAAAGATGAAAACGAAGTATTTAATTCATTTATCAATGTTATGGTGCAGATAGTTGAAAAATACGGAAAGACAGTTTTGCAAGAATTGGATTGTGCTGCGTAAGCTACGCAGCCTTACATATCACATTTCCCTATAAAATTATGGAGGTGGTACGATGAACAGAGAAGGAAAGAAATGTGTCCTGTATCCGAGAGTAAGTACCGAAATGCAGGTAGACGGATATAGCCTTGAAGGACAAAAAAACGGATTAAAACGATTTGCTGACCGAGAAGAAATGGAAATTGTCGGTATCTATGAGGATGCAGGTAAATCAGGAAAATCTATTGAAGGACGCCCTGCATTTAAGAAAATGCTTTCCGATATAAAAAACGGATTGGAGATAGACTATATTCTGGTTTATAAACTTTCCCGTTTCGGAAGAAATGCAGCGGATATTCTAAATTCATTAGAGTTTGTACAATCTTATGGAATAAATCTTATTTGTATTGAAGAAGGAATTGACTCGTCACAGACAAGTGGAAAACTTTTAATCTCTGTTTTGTCTGCGGTTGCAGAAATAGAAAGAGAAAATATCATTGAACAGACAATGAATGGACGGAGAGAAAAAGCACGACAAGGTGGGGGGAATGGTGGATTTGCACCATACGGATATTATCTGAAAGACAATCAGCTCTTGATAGAAGAAACGGAAGCTGAAGCAATCAGAATTATATTTGATAAATTTGCTAATTCTGATATAGGACTTGGCGGAGTAGCAAAATATCTTAATCTTCAAGGTATAAAGAAGATACCTCGTCAGAACGGCACATTGGAAACTTGGAGCAGTCATTTTATACGGTTGATATTAGACAATCCTGTTTATTGTGGAAAGATTGCTTATGGCAGAAGAACACGAGAAAAGGTAAAAGGTACAAAAAATGAATATAAGCAGGTTCATGCAGAGGATTACATTCTGGAAGATGGACAACATGAAGGAATTATCAGCGAGGAATTGTGGCAAAAGGTTCACGCAAAGCGTATGGCAACAGGAATTAAACAGCCATCCAAAATTGGTAAGGACAGGTCGCATCTGTTGACGGGAATATTAAAGTGTCCTATTTGTGGAAGCTCAATGTATACGAATAAACACGCGTGGACGAATAAAGATGGCACATACAAAGAAGTTTACTATTATATTTGCGGTAGGAACAAGCAGGAGCGAGGGCATCATTGTGATTACAAGGCATCGCTTAGAAAAACAGACATTGAACCACTTGTAATTGAAGCTGTTAAAGAATTGGTAAGTGATAAATATTTTGCAAAAGAGATAGAAAAGCGTATTGGCGTACAGACCGATACCACTGCTATTGATAAGGAACTTGCCAATTATGAGAGCAAGCTGAAAGAAGTAGATTTGAATAAAGCCCGTCTGGAACGAGAGATTGATAATCTGCCTATTGATGCTCGTTTCAGAGAAAGAAAAATCCACGACATGACATTAAGGCTTGATGGATTGTATGATACGATTGTCGAGTTGGAAGAACGGATTGAAGATGCAATGCTGAGAAAAAGTTCTATCGAAATGGAAACAATCACTCTGGACAATATTTACAAGCTTATGCTGAATTTCGGAAAGCTCTATGATATAATAAGTGACGAGGAAAAGAAAAGCCTTATTACTTATCTCATAAAAGAAATTCAGATATATCCAAATGGGGAGTCAGAGCAGCCTTTGAAGTCAATAGAGTTTAATTTCCCAATATATCGGGATGGTCAAGAGGTAAGGCGGCTCTTGTGGGAAAAAGGTAATACCGTTGAGACGGTAGTAAAGTTAGTGAGAAAGGGATAATGAATCAGTTTCGAATGTTATGAAGTGGGGAAGATGATGAATCAAGATAAGAATGAAAATTTGGAAATCTTGTTGACTGAGTACCGTACATTGAAAGATGAAGAAAAGTCTATCTTTTCTTTTCAATTTACTATTATCGGAGTTTGGCTTACATTTTTAGGTGTTATGATAAATTCTCTTTTTAATCAAGTAAAAGAAATTCAGACGTATGTGTACTCGAACTACGATATTTATTCGGAAAATATAAATGAAATATTATCGAATTATGATATTATGCCAGGAAGCAGGGATATAATGGCGCTGCTCATTTCAATATTGATACCGGGAACATGCGCCCTTTTTGGTCTCCTTTGGCTGGATTTAACAACTAGATTTGTAAAAGAGGCACATTATATTTTTATTATAGAACATAAAATAAAAGCAAATTAATTCTAATAGAATTTTAGAAACACCGAATTTTAGGGGAATACCGGGAAAACGGTATAAATTCGGTGTTTTTAATTAATGTCTCCTGATGATTCCGGTACTCACTTAAGCCCTTTTTTTATAATCGTTTGCGACACGTTTGTAACACGGTATCTTTTCTATCTCTTTCCTCAAATCTTCTAAGCTTCTGTGTCCATAGATGGAATTAGTAATATCACGGAAACTATGCCCCAACATTCGTTTTCTGTCATTTTCGCTTACTTTGTATTTTTCGCATAACATAGAAAAGGTGTGTCTGCAATCGTGAGCTGTATGTTTTCCAACACCTATACTTTTAAGAAATTCTGAAAGAGATTTATTAAAAGCGCTGTATGATATTCCCATGAGAGATCCTTTCTCATTTAGCCGATCTTGTACGATAGGGAGTATGGAAGAGTGGATGGGAACAATCCTATTTTTCCCGGCATCTGTTTTTAATCCCCCTGAGAAGCATCTCTTTTCTAAATCTACGCTAATTACAGATAATTCACCAATGCGATAGCCAGAATAGCACATAATTAGAAGAAGCTGGGCAATATAGTTATCAGCATGTTCCCAAAGCCTTTCCAGGTCACGTATATTAAACGGAACTCCGTGTTCATCATCGTCTGGAATGTTAATCCTTAAAAGCTCTGTAGGATTTTTTTCTACTAGATTTTGCGCCAATGCATAACGATATATTTGCTTTAAAAGAGAAACGATTAATTCCAGACTGGCATGTTTTAACTGGCAAGAGTCCACAATACGCTGAAGCTGTTCATATGTTATTTCTCCTATTTTTTTGTTATACAAAGCTTTGCAGTTATTATAAGCTGTTCTTGTTGCTTGTTTAGAGCTTGCGGAGTATTTCTTTTTCCCGTTAAATTTCCAGTTATAAAATTGGTCATACAGCTCTGAAAACAGCAATTCTTGATCGTTGGAATTTGAGCGAACTGCTACGTTATAATCTGACAGGATTCTATTTGTAAATTCGGCTAGGTCTCCATTTTCCTGCCCTCTTAATTGTTCCAGATCTTTTTCCATACCTGGTTTATATGTTCCGGCTTTGTACGCTGTCAATACAGCAAATCCAACGTACCAGTCTGACACATAGCAGAGTGCTTTTTTCATAATCGGTTTTCCATCTACTGTAAATTCTGTAACTGGTGGATGTACAGAGTACGGGTTTCTCCTGTTCCCGGAGAGTTTGCGGATCGTTCCGTAACCGTTCGGAAGGTTCGGATGCTTTTTCTTGTTTGCCATAAAACATCATCTCCTTTTCATTTTGGACATAAAAATAACAGCCAGCAAGAACGAGTGTTCTGCTTGCGGTGGCTGCCCGAAGATGATACAATATGTTTGACTTAATGTGGGGTATCATCTGCGGATGTATTCCGTCTCCGTCCCAGTGTTGGTAGCGCCGGGACGGTTTTTCGTTCAGTCTTAATATACATTAAATGAAGTGACTTGCGGTGAATCTTTTGTCCCGGTCACTAGCGCTTCACAAGTTCCGTCAGCTTCTGCGCCAAACATATTAGTAACCGTACATTCTGCTTTTAGATACCAAGTATTTTCATCGTGTGCTTCTTCAGCTATTTTCCCCATTAAATAGTGTAGTTTAAAACCATAAGGGAATTGTGATTCCCCATAATTTTTTGCTGCAACCCAGCAGTTTGCAGCCGGGAGCTTGTCATTCAGCGAGTCAGTCATCTTTTTTGTTTGCAAAACAGAGTTAGCTATTAATTCCACATATGCTTCCTTTTTTTCTGTATCAACCTTTACAGAATCCACACTGTAATCACCAGACATATCCGTTATTAAATCTGTGAAATCAACTCCATCATCCTCGTATTTAACTGTATATCCTAACTCATTAGATTTTTTCATAAAATCAGATACTGGCTTTTCGGAATATGATTCAAGTGTTTCCTGTTCCTCTTTTGCTATTTTCTTTGCTTCTTCAGCTTTTTTTGCTTCTTCGGCTTTCTTTGCTTCTTCGGCTTTCTTTTCCTTTTTAACTTCTTCTTGCTTTGCAGAATCTTCTGATTTCTCACCTGATCCACCGCAAGCCCACAATCCACAGGCCATAACACTGGCAAGCATCATTGCAACAATTTTCTTTTTCATTTTCCATTCCTCTCTTTCTCTTTTTCCGAGAAAACCCAAACCCTTTATATAATCGCTTATGCGGTTATACCTAAGTGAAGAAGATCAAATATATAGCTATCAAAATGAAAATCAATTTAATTATTAATGTACCATTGCTATTGTCTTCTTTATTTTTTATCGTAATACTATCTTTTTTCCCGAATACTTCTTTTTCGAATTCCTCTCTATCCATATACGGAGCTATTGCACACCTACAGTTATCACACATCGGAGGAGCATTTACACCGGGTTTTAAGTCAGACAAAGAAAATACTTTTCCATTTAATTCCTTACATTTCTCACAGGCTCCGTCTTCAGCTAAATATTCATAATGAGTAAATCCATTTACAATCATTGATTTTTTTTCTTCTAAAATCTGTTTTTTTATTTCTGACATTCCGGTTTTTCTTTTGTTTACGTTCTTTATTCTTTCTCTTTCAGAAATAACTTCCGAATGCAATTTTATAGCGTTTAATCCCTTTTCCGAAAGAGTCCAGTCATCAGTTAAAAAACCGTTATCTTTAAGAAATTTTCTTTCTCGTACAAATTCAATACCGTATTCATACTCAAAGTATGCTGGTATTCTTCTATGAGATTTAGACTTATTTATCCAGTGAAGCATGTATACGTGTCCGGGCAATAATCCGTCTTTATATCGTTTCATCATTTTCTGGCTTACCGTTCCACCGAACATTTCCGCCTGTTCAATCCAATTTGTATTTTCTTCTCTGTCTTTAGATATAAACGGAAGCTCTGGATAACCAAAATAATACTTTTTGTATATCTTTTTCTTGTACAAATCACTTGCGTCCGTTCTTTGATCTGCATCTATTTTTTCTTTTGGTATTTGATTTCTTTTTATGATCCCATTATCATCATATTTTGTTTCTTCTATCTTTTCTATTTTTCCAGGTACTAACTTTTTGTAGAATTCAATACATTCTTTCGGAATTATCTCATCGTATGTCCCCATCTTATCAAAGAATTTGCTATACCTGTTCTTTTTTCCGGTTTCAGTCTTTAAGTTTTCTGCTTTCTTGCATGTTTCATCCCAGTATCTCTTAATAAACTGATTAACAGCATCCGTATATGCTTCTTTACTAGACATTTTTTTGTACTTTTTGGATATATTTTCTCCAGAAACTTTTACTAATCCTTTATCTTGTGCATCTGCAAGAATTTTTAGTTTCTCCATGTATAAATTCCATCTTTGAAAAAATACATCTGGATTTACAGTATTTTCTATTAGATTCGCACAATCGTTGACTATTTGCAAGTCTCTATTATACATTCTTAAATTTGCGTTATCACTCATTGATTATTCCTCTTAAACATGAGCTGTACACTCTATTTCTTGAACATCACTCTTTCCAAAATCATAATTTTTGATATGAGACAGTGCGTGTTTAATAGCACTCATCCGTTTGCTTTCGCATAAATTCTTATTCACGAAAATGGTATATGACCCATCTTCATTTTCGGTAACAGCTTCATTTACTGTCATTCCATCTAATAAATATACTTGATAATCAAAACTCATTTTCCCCACGTTCTTTCTTCTTCAATGCCATAAGCATATCATAAGTAGTTTTTAAATCCTCTGGTGAGGCATCTTTTGCCGCATCGAACAGCACACGTAAATTTCTGTTCTCAAATAAAGTCTGAGCCATTTCTGCGGTTTCTTCACTGATATAGTATTTATTTTTTGATTCATTGTCATAGCCGGACAGTAAATATTCCGTAGATACATCTAGATATTCTGCTATATTTTTTAAACGGTCAGCAGGGAATACGCCTTTCCTTAATTGACCAATATATCCATTTGCAAATCCTAAATCTTTTTCTATTTTCGATATCGGAATTTTTCTTTCTTTACATATCGCTTTTACTCTTTCAACACTATTCATTTGGTACCTCCCTAAAAATAGATAAAAGCCTAAAAAAAGCTGTTGACAAATTAGAGAATACCCTATATAATGAGTTTAAGAGTTAGGCAATCGCCTAAGACAAAAAGACAATAAATAGAGGATAATCTCGTTTGTTTGGTGGTACTTACATTTTAGATTATTCTCTAATAATTGTCAATGATAAGATTAGGAAAAAACCTAAAAAGGAGGTGGTATTTTTGATTTTAAGTAAAGTAGAAGATTTATGCAAGAAAAAAGGAGTATCAATTTCACGGCTTGAAAAAGACTGCAACATAGGAAACGCAACAATCAAGGGATGGGAAAAATCAATTCCTAAAGTAGATACACTTAAAAAGGTAGCCGACTACTTCGGCGTGAGCATTGAGTATTTTCTGGAGTAGGGAGGAGATGGTGTGAAGTGAAAAAATACTTTGGAGAATATATAAGGGATCAAGCAATAAAAAATCTGCTATCCGCACAAGCGAGAATAGCAGAAATAGGAAGTGCGTCAGAAGTCATATCTTTGACAAAATTTGTTTTAAAAATTTCTAATAAATTCGACAATGTATTGCTTGATTTCGGGTTGGAACATTGTGATGAAAGCGCAGAACAGCCACCAGATGAGAAAGGAGAGTGATGGAGAATGGAAGAAAAGGTTTTGCAAGATTTGAATGATATTCGGAGGGAATATAATCGTTTAAAGGATGTAGTTTATGACGATCTCAAGGATCTATGTGAGGAGAATAATTTTCTCAAAAGAAAAGTGGACGCCATAGATGACGCTCACCAAAGGAATACTATTTTATTCCTTGTGCTCTTAATAATCTCTTTTGCTTATCATTTATATTTTTTTCAACAGAATCGCTAAGAGATTTTGTAAGCGTATTACTTTTTCTGTTGAACATTCTAATTCAGGAAACATTCTTCCCGGATTTAGAAATTAAGTATTTATTTGGTAGTGAAGATAGGAGGTAAGAAGAATGGATATAAAAAATCTCGACAGTTTTTTTAAGGAAGAAAAGAGCGCAACTTTAGGTAATGTCATTTCTCGATGTATGATTGAAAATTACATGACATTGGAAAATCTGGACGAAGCATGTGAGATTATACGAGAGATTTATAGAAAGAATGCAATATTAACAAGTTCCTTGATGGAGTAGTAAACCAGTATGTAACAATTTTGAACTAAAAGAGAGGTGGAATAAAATGGCAAGACCGAGAGGAACAGATTCAGCGCAAGTGATTCAGGTCATTAAGACAGAATCTATGAGAGGCGAAGGAACGCAAGAAGATTTATGTAGGATAGTCAAACAATACTGGGATTTTGATGGAAATTTACTGGCAGAAAACGATCCGTGCGCAAAAGAGAGTGGAGGTGAAATAAGTGAGTAAAAGAAAGAGAGAAAGAGAGATTCTTCATGACTACATGGAAGTTTTGGCTAGAAACTATGAAAAGTTTGAGCCAGCCGAAATGACTGGCTCTATTTGCAAATTGTATGACAGTCTAAATAAAAATAGGTCTCATAAATGCTTAAAGAAATTGAGAAAAGAAGTTAAAGCTATGAGAAAAGAACTCCTAGAAATCAGGAGATTCCTGGAGCCCTTTTCAAAACCCATTGTAATCAATGGCAGCGAAGTTTCTAAAGCTGTTCAGAAATCCATTCGTGGTACATTTGAAGCAATCTCAGAGACATCCCGAAACCGCGAGAACTGATGTATCCAGCGATATTTTCCATAAAGTTTGGATCGGAAGTGTCAATGCTTATGATGTCTTCACATTCATTGATATAAGCACGATCTTCTTCTGTAAGAGACTTTATGAACTCGTTAAATGGCTTAATATCCATAATATTTCTCCTCCTTTCTACATACTCGGCATGGCAGTGCCTGTAGGGAAATTATAGGAGAAAAATAAACCATAATCAATACACGCAAGAAACTGAAATCGAAAGCAGTAGGTCGTGAGACGTCATGTACCAGTACTGACCGGCTCATTGGATAGAGTCTTCACCTCGTTGTGGCGCGGCTGCGGATAGCTTTTAGATCAGGTGAGCAGATCGGTGAAAAAAAGCCGCCGAAATTTAAAACCAAAAGGTTATTTTGAAAAGCTAATAAAGCAAATGGTTTTTCAGAAAAGCAAAAAAAGCATTTGGTTATTTTGGTTTTTTAAGAAAAGAAAGAAGCAAAGAAAAGAATATATATATAACATTATATATTTATATATTTAATTAATTATATATATACCTAAAGCTTTAGATTATATAAGACATATAGTTATTGATTATGTAAAAAGAAAAATATAAAAAAGAAAAAGCAAAAAAAGCATTTGGTTTTTGCGATGGCAAAGCGTAGCTAACCTTTGAGGTGCAAAGGAACGGCAAGGCAGGGAATGGCTGTGCGTTGAATGGCAATGGAGAGGCAAAGAACGGCTTGGCTTGGCGAAGAACTGCGAAGGGAAGGCAAGGCATGGAAGAGAATAGCATTGAAGTGCAAGAGATGATTTGCTAAGGCAAAGTAAAGCGATGAAATGCAAAGGAAAAGCGTGACCTAGAAAGCGTGGATTAGATATGCAAAGGAACAGCCAATCCCAGCGATGCAAAGGAATAGCGTGGCCGTGCCAAGGCAAAGTAAAGCAGGGCGTGGCAAAGGAAATGCTTGGCTTAGAGGCGCAATGGCAGAGCAAGGCGTTGAAATGCGAAGGAAAGGCGTGGCCTAGAAAGCGTGGATTAGATATGCAAAGGAAAAGCGTGGCGTTGATTGCGTAGAAAAAACAAGTCGAAAGGAGAAAAGTGAAATGAAAGAAATGAAAGTAAGATTGGAATTTTTTGAGGAGGTGCTCGGGACTGCAAGTTCGGATCCAGAGATCCATGAGAAGTACATTGCAAGTAATGCACCGGACGCACCGAGCCGGAAAGAAGAGGTGGAAGCGCTTGGAGCGGAAGAAGTATTCGAGAAATCAATGACTGTATTCCCGAGACTGGATGATGGAACGCCGTTTCTTTGGGACTACCAGATTAAAGGATTCTTCAAAGATTCCTGTGGGATGCTGAGGAGGGTTAAGGGAACACCATCCAGCGCAATCAAAGCATACAAGAAAGAGATCGATGGATTGATCTTCGTGAAGGAAAGACAAATCCCATTTCTCTTTGAAGGAGAAATCGGTATTTGCCAGAGACCTTTACGAGCGAGTACAGCACAGGGAGAACGAATTGCTCTTTCCAGCAGTGAGACGGTTCCGGCTGGATCAGCGATCGAATTTACAATCCAGTGTATGGTAGATTCGGACATGGAGGCAGTTATTGAATGGCTCGATTACGGAGATCTGAGAGGAATCGGACAGTGGAGGAACTCGGGAAAGGGACGATTCAAATGGCGCGATATCACAGACTCACAGAAAAATAAAAAATAGCCCCGGAGTGCTGGCACACCACCGAGGCTGTGTAACTAGCTAACCGACCTAGCTATTTACAGGAATATAATACCAAGTTTTCCTGCAAATAGCAATAGGTAATCGAACAAATGTTTGAAATTTGGAGGAAAACAGATGAAAAAAGATTGGAAAAAGACAGAAGAGTATTTGGGAGCAGGAGTAATAGGAGAAATTAAAGAACATGCAAAGCGGTGGTATAAAGCGAGCGTAGTAGTATTTGCCGTACTTGTGGTAACAAATTTTGCATGGATTTTCCGGAGAAAGTAAAGTATGCAGTATTTTGGAGAATGTTTTTACTGCACGAAGAGAAATCGATGCCTAGATGCTCACAGGAATACTCGATGTCGTGACTACGAGAAAAGGAGGAGAAGTGGAACCGATTATAAGAAATGCCCAAAAAGCAGCTTACATACTCCAGATAGCACCGCAGGCGTTCCGGGAACAGGCGAAGAGGGGCATGAATCAATACAGTCGGGTAGTGAGTGGGAAGAAGAAAAGGACATACGAGTTTTATCCGTACAAAGCGGCGGAAGATCTGAATGTACCTGTTGAGCATCTGGAAGCGAGAAGCATGGAATATGAAAAACAAAAGGTAGGTGAGGGAGATGCATAGAAGAAAACTACGGAAATACCGGATCTTGAAAGACATCTGTGCGGTAGTCGGGGGAGTTGCCGTATTGGTGATGGCCGGATCCGCTGACAGTTACAGCCAGAACATTATCTCAACGGCAGAGTTTTTTATGGCGTTCGGGATCGCACTGGACATGATGATAGTAGCATACATAACACATGACTGTGTGAAAGAACGGGAGAAGCATTATCTCCAGATGCGGGAACTGCGCCGGAGACACCGGCTGCAGGGCATGAAAAAGAGTGCATAGGGACGGTAATCCCAGATATGCACTCGGATAAAAGATCAAGTTAAGTATAGCGCATTTAAGGAGGATTTGCAAATGGCATATAAGAGATTAAAGGATAACTACACAGAGGAAGAATACAATCAATGTGTATCAGCGGTGACAAACTACATGAACAATGCAAAGAATCCGCATCTGTATGTTGTCCTGGAAATGATCGGGATTGTAAAGGAAGGCGATAAAGAATGATAAAAGGCTACGACAACTGGAAGACAAGCCCTCCAGAAGAACCGGATCCAACTAGATATTGTAACTGTTGTGGAGATCCACTGTGGGATGGAGATACATATTACGACATAGATGGAGGAATCTGTGAGTCGTGTCTGAATGATCGTTACAAAAAGTTTGTGGAGGTGGAAGAATGATAAAAAGCTATGACGAAATGAGAAAGATAGATGTAAAACCGTATTGTAAGAAGCGTGATGGCTTGGATTATCTTAATTGGGCTATGTGTATTAAGCTTTTACACGAAAACGGGGCGAAAGTTGTGAGATGGGAGCCGATACCAGATCCAACAACTGGTTCTAGCCTCCGAATGACAAATGTGGAATTTAAGGACAAAAATGGAGTAGCAAACAGATGTTACGAAACGAGAATCCGAGTGACAATAGATAACGAAGTATACGAGATGCAAACTCCTGTAATGAATGGAGTGAACCCTGTAAAAGATAACAGCATGAGCCAACAGAGAGTTTGGAATTCTATGTGTAGAGCATTTGTAAAGTGTGTTGCGATTAACACAGGACTTGGATTCGATCTCTGGCTGAAAGAAGAGAGCAAAGAAGAGCCATATATTCCAGAAACTATTGAAAGTCTGGCAAGTTCGGCAAAGATAAAAACGTTAAAGTCTCTTTGTACAAGCCACGGGTTAGACGGGGATAAGTGGGTAGCGAAAGAAGGAAGAACATGGGAGACGCTTACAGAAAGAGAAGCGGCTAATATGCTAAACGCAATTAAGCAAAGATATGGTGATGAATAATGAGATTTACCGGACGGCTTAAAGAACCAGTCATAGATTTTCTGACAGGTCGTGTAACCGTACTGATCGAAGTATATGAGGACTTTAGACAAGCCTATGAGGAATTAAAGGGATGCGATAAATTAAGCGTTGAAATCAAGCGATACAGAGCGAAGCGAAGTTTAGACGCTAATGCCTATCACTGGGTTCTTGTGAGTAAACTTGCAAAAGTTCATGGTTTAACCGATGCAGAAGTCCATAATATGGCCCTTAGGCTATATGGACAGACTGAGATCTACGATGGAAAGGAAGTCTATATGATGATTCCAGACACAGATGATGCTAGGAAAAAGGCAGATACTGCTATGGATTACCACTTGAGACCGACATCTCAGGTAAGGGAGGGGAACGATGGAGTGATGTACCGGACTTACAAATTCTTAAGAGGATCCCATACTTACAACACAGAGGAAATGGCACGACTGATAGATGGAATGATAACCATGTGCAAAGAATCTGGAATACCGGATTCGGAGATTGCAACACCGGATGAGACTAGGATCCTAGAAGAGAAATATGGAGTGAAGTTATGAAAAAATTGAGAAGCGTATTTACTGATGACATGGACCATTGCATATTCACGGGATCACCAATAGTAGAGCGCCATCATATATTGGGCGGAGCATTAAGGAAGAGGTCGGAAAAATATGGGTTTGTTGTTCCTCTTCATCCAACACTGCATCCGAACGGCGTACATTTTAAACCTACACCGGAGAATAAACAGATCGACAAGAAACTGAAATCCATGTGCCAGAAGTATTACGAGGAACATATTGGGACACACGATGAATGGATGCAAGAATTTTATAAGAACTATCTATAACAACAGCTAAAAATAATATATCACGCAGCAACCCCAAAATAATCACGCATAACGAAGTGGATGCCCTCCTGGGAAACTGGGAGGGGGAAAGGAGACGTGTGGAAGCAAAGAAAATACTAGAATGTATTCCTATTGGGAGTCATCATCCGATAAGCAGATCAGAGCTATCAAGAATTCTGAAAATGTCTGATAGGGATACACGAGAAATGATACACCAGGCAAGAAAAATTATGCCAATTATTAATTTGCAAGATGGAAATGGATACTACATACCAGATATGAATGTTATGAAAGACAGGAGAAAGCTGGTTTTGTGGACGAATCAAGAACTAAGCAGATCAAAGGAAATTATTATATGTACAAAACCGGCGATACAGACGCTTAATCATTGCGGAATATATATCCGTATACCGAATGAGGTGAACATATGGCAAGATACACATTAGTGATACCGGGAAGACTTGATAATCTTAATGATTATATATCTGATTGTAGGACAAATCAATACAAGGGGTCGAAGATCAAGGCATCTAATGAGCATAAAGTGCTTGTTGCTATATACGAACAGCTTGGACGCTTACGGATCGCAAATCCTGTACAGATGCGGTACAGATGGTACGAGAAAAATAAGAGAAGAGATCTTGATAATATCAGCTCATTCGGGAGAAAGATAATACAAGATGCGCTTGTGCAGGCAAAAGTACTGAAAAATGATGGATGGAAAAATATTATCCGATTTTCTGATGACTTTTATTTAGATCCAGATAATCCAAGAATCGAGGTGGATATAGAGAAAATATGAGAGACAGTTTTATACTCTATACATCATACCTGGATCAGATCGAAAGCATGAGTATGGAGCAGAGGGGAATCCTTTTTACTGCACTATTCCGATATGCTAGAGATATGGAATTGCCGAAAATGGATGGAGTCACCCAAATGGCTTTTGGATTTATCCGGGCACAGGTTGATCGGCACTGGGAGAAGTACGATGAGGTTTGCCAGAAACGGTCAGAGGCAGGGAGAAAGGGAGGACGGCCGAAGAAAGAAGAGCCTGTAGTCCATCAGGAGGAAGAGCAGGACATACCATATACGGAAGTCATCGACTATCTGAATCAAAAGACAGGGAAGAGTTACAAGAGCACATCATTAGAATCGAGAAAGCATATCCGGGAACGATTTCGTGAGGGAGCTAAATTAGAAGATTTTAAGAAGGTAGTCGATAACAAAACATCCGAATGGCAAGGTACAAAAATGGACGGGTATCTTCGACCTACTACACTTTTTGGACCGAAGTTTGAAAGCTATTTACAACGGAATACGGGAATAGGAAAGAAAACGGATTTTAACAATTTCCAGGAACGTAATTACAATATGGACGACTTGGAACGTCAGTTATTAGGAAGTGAGGTAAGGAAATGAAAAAATATGAATTAACAACAGATACAAAGATGGTATTAGGACGGAAATTATTCAGAATCAAAGCACTTGTGAGCTTTGGTAACGTAAAAATTGGAGATTTAGGTGGATACATCGAGAAAGAAGAAAATCTGTCACAAGAAGGCAATGCATGGGTGTCCGGCAATTCTGAGGTGTCCGGCAATGCTAAGGTGTCCGGCAATACATGGGTGTCCGGCAATGCTAAGGTGTCCGGCAATGCTAAGGTGTCCGGCAATGCTGAGGTGTCCGGCAATGCTAAGGTGTCCGGCAATACATGGGTGTCCGGCAATTCTGAGGTGTCCGGCAATGCTGAGGTGTCCGGCAATGCGGATTATGCAACAGCGCAAGGTTTTGGATCTGTCTACCGTGTTACTACATTTTTTAGGGAAAAGACCGGAGAAGTAGGCGTAAAATGTGGGTGCTTTTACGGCACGCTTGCGGAATTTCGGAAAAAAGTAAAGGAAACACATGGAGATAGCAAGAAAGCAAAAGAGTATTTGATGCTTGCGGATCTTATGGAATACAGGTTTTCAGATGATGAATAAGGTAGTCAATATGACAGAAATGCAGGAATCAAGCTGATAGAGGACGCAAAAAGAAAGATAGTAAATGAGCTTGTGAGAAAGGAGAAGAATTAATGGACAATTTAACACTTGCTATAGAGATCTTGACACGCTGTGAGACGGAGAAAAATTTTGCCGAAATTGTGGACGACCTATAGATTGGGGGGAGGAAGAATGAGACTGATTGACGCTGACGAACTGATAAAGGACAGAGTAGAAAATGACCCTGTGAGAATCGCAGCTATGTGTGCGCCGACTGCATATGACTTGGAAGCAGTTTCCAAGGCGTTGAAAAACGAGATAGAACTTGTTGTAAACGAATATCCAGTGTATGGGAGATATATTAAGAAAAATCGTGCGATTGAAATTTTACATTCTGGTGTTATTCCACAAAAGTCACAGGAAAGCCCGGACGGAAAACGTCTGAGGGAACGGGAAGAATTTTTCGAGAAGGGATAATCATGGAGTGCAAAAATCATAGGTGCAAATATCATAAATCACGACCAATGATAACATCATTTTACGGAGGGAAAATAAGTATGATTCAGGGGTGCAAATATGGATATTGTAAATTAAACGTAGATAAAAACGGAAAGAAAAGGTGATGTGAATGAGCAGAGATTGTCGAGAAAGGCGGTGTGGATTGATGAGAAAGTGTAAAGGGACATACGCAACATACAACAAAGAAAAAAGAATGTATGAAACACATG